TCCAAATTATACAGTTGATACAAGCCCAATGTCCTCTATTGTAAATGCAAATGGTATTTTGGCTTTCCCTGTTACCTTTACTTTAGATTCTCCATTGATTACTCATCCTGGTAGTTGGTGGTAAAAAAATAAAACCCTATGAATACGTTTGATAAAAAAATAGCAGAAGTTTTTGAGGTAATACCTTCCGAAACTGTACCTAAAAAAACTTTAATGCCAACTGTTCATAGTGATGACGATGATTTAAAGCAAGATTTAGTTGATGCTTATAATCAATCAAAAGATAACTTGCAGGAAATTATAGACCAAGGCAAAGATGCAATGGAAGAAATATTAGTCATTGCTAAAGCTGGACAGCATCCTCGTGCCTTTGAGGTATATGGCACTCTATTAAAAAATATGGTAGATGCAAACAAAGAATTGTTAAATATACAAAAGCAAATGCGTGATATAGAAAAACCAAAAGAATCACAAAAAACAAACACTACTATAGATAAAGCTATTTTTGTTGGTTCAACTTCAGAACTTAGTAAACTAATTAAAGGCAAGTAATGTTTAAGTTTAACGAATATCTAGAAGAACAAGAGCAAAAGAGAAAAGATGAAAAGTCTAAAACTCTGCACGCCTTCGATATGGATGAAACTTTATTTCACCATGACCATTCAAAATTAAAAATTCATGTTAAAGATAAACAGGGAAAGACTGTTCATTCTTTAAACAACCAAGAATTTAACAATCACAAATTACATCCAGACCATCATTATGATTTTAGTGAATTTAGGTCAACTCACGTATTCAGACAATCGGCAAGACCTATTCATAAAATGATTCGTAAGTTAAAAGCAATTCATAAAAATAATAAAAATGTGGAGATTGTTACTGCAAGGTCAGATTTGGATGATAAACATGGATTTATGAAGGCATTAAAAAAACATGGAATTCCTGCTGGTAAAGGTGAACATGATATTCATGTGAGAAGAACAGGCAATGATACAAATGCTGCTAGTCCTGGCGATAGTAAACGTAGGGCACTTAGTCATTTAATTAAAAAACATGGTTATACCAAAGTTCATCTTTATGATGATTCAGAACATAATTTGTCTCACTTTGCTAGTCTAAAACAAGACCATCCTCATGTTGAATTACATGCACACCATGTTCAACATGACCCCGCAACCAATAAAGTGCATATAAAAACCACTGTATATAAATGATTGGTACTAAAGACAGCTACCGTGATAATCCACTTTTAAAAAAAGTTGGAGTTCAAATTGAATTTACACAAGAACAAGTTGAGGAATATATCAAATGTTCTAAGGACCCAGTGTACTTTGCAAAATATATTAACATCATTACATTGGATAATGGACTTCAACCTTTTGATATGTACGATTTTCAGAAGGATATGATTCGTACATTTCATAATAATCGTTTTAGTATTGTTAAATGTCCTCGTCAAGTTGGTAAAACAACAACATCGGTAGCCTATCTTCTTTGGACTGTTTTATTTCAAGATTCACAGACTATTGCTATATTGGCAAACAAAGGTCAGACTGCCCGTGACATTCTAGGCAAATTACAACTTGCTTATGAGAATTTACCAATGTGGTTGCAACAAGGTATTGTTGAATGGAACAAAGGTCGTATTGAATTAGAAAATGGTTCAATCATTGTAGCCAATTCAACGTCAAGTTCAGCAGCACGTTCAGGTTCTTTTAACATCGTATTCTTGGACGAATTTGCTTTCGTTCCTTCAAATATTGCATACGATTTTATTACTTCAGTTTATCCAGTTATTACCGCTGGTTCAAAAACAAAGATTATTATTGTCTCCACACCAAATGGCATGAATCTATTCTACAAGATGTGGATGGATTCAAAGAACAAAAAGAACAGTTATGTGCCTTTTGAGATTCATTGGTCCCAAGTACCAGGAAGAGATGAAGCGTGGAGAGAAGAAACTATTAGAAATACTTCCGAACGTCAGTTCCAACAAGAGTTTGAAACTGAATTCTTGGGTTCAAGCAATACATTAATTTCTGGTTCTAAGTTACAGGCATTGCGGTATTTTGACCCAATATGGACTAAAGATTGTTTTGACATATTCGAACAGCCAATTAAAGGTGACGAAAATGAAATGACGCTTGACCATATCTATGCAATGACGGTAGACGTATCAGAAGGTAAGAACTTAGATGCATCGACATTCTCGATTTTTGATATTTCCACTACTCCATATAAACAAGTGGCAAAATACAAATCAGCATCTATTTCTCCAATCTTGTTTCCAACCGTCATTTACAATGCTGCCAAGTTATACAATAATGCATACATTTTGATAGAAATAAATAACACACCACAGATTGCTGAAATCTTACACAATGACATGGAGTATGAAAACATACTGAAAGTGCAAACTGGTAACAAAAAGGCACAGACAGTATCAGCAGGTTTCGCCAGAGGAATACAACTAGGCGTCAAGATGTCAACCCAAGTTAAACGAATAGGTTGCACAAACTTAAAAACATTGATTGAAAGTGACAAATTAATTGTTGGTGATTTTGATACTATTTCAGAATTAACCACATTTATTGCAGACAAGACTACATTTAAAGCAGACGCAGATGCTAATGATGATATGGTAATGACTTTGGTCATATTTGCATGGTTAACCACGCAAAGGATGTTCAAGGATATTGTCAACCATGATGTACGAAAACAGCTACAATTAGAACAATATAATCAAGTTGATGATGAAATGTTACCAGTAGGTGAAATAAGTAATGGGCTTGATGTTCCTTTTGTGATGGAAGGTGGAGATTTATGGGTAAATGCTGACTCGTTCGAAAAATATAACGACATTCTGTCTAGTCACTACAAAAACTTCTAAAGACTGTAATTTATAAATACCTTCATGGTAATACAACTGCCATGCTAACATAATAAAATAAGGAGAATAAAAATGGCATTTCAATTGTCTCCAGGCGTAAATGTATCCGAGATTGACTTAACTACGGTCGTTCCATCGGTTTCCACTACAGCCGGTGCTTTTGTTGGAACCTTTCAATGGGGTCCGGCAAATAAAAGAATTCTGGTCGATAGTGAAATTACTCTAGCAAAAGAGTTTTACACTCCCGATGATGAAACATACAAATCATGGTTAACTGCTGCATCGTTTTTAGCATACGGAAATAATCTACAAGTCGTTCGTGCTGCTAATACTATGTCGTATAATGCACAAGCAAATACAGTAGGTGCCAATATTCAAATTGCAAACGAAGATGAATTTGAACACCTCTTTTTGAATCAAACTAATGCAAATGCACATGGTTCATTTGTTGCTCGTTATGCTGGTGCATTAGGTAACTCATTGCTTGTTTCTGTTGCAGACTCAAATACATTCAATAACCTGACATGTACAGGTTCAATTACTACATCAACAACATCAACAAATGTTACTGGTGTTGGTACTGCATTCACTACTGAATTATCGCCAGGTTCTGTACTTTATACTTCTGGTAATGTTCTATTGGGTACCGTAGCATCGATTGCTAGTGATACCTCATTGACATTGACTGCTGTTGCTGCTGCAACCGCAGTTTCAGTTTCGTTTAAATATACATGGGCATATGCAAATCAGTTTTCTGGCAAACCAGGTACTTCTGCACAAGCAGCTTCAGTAGGTGCAACAAACGATGAATTGCATATCATTGTTATTGACCAAGGTGGTCTGTTTACTGGAACTCAAGGAACTGTACTTGAAGTATTCCCGTATCTATCGAAAGCATCCGATAGCAAAGATTCATTAGGTAATCCAAATTACTATAAACAAGTTTTGTTTAATCGTTCACGTTATGTCTATGCAATTGACCCACCATGCTATTCAACAACATATGGCACTTGGGGTGCAATGCTTGCAGGAAATGGTAATGGCGGAACACCATTTGCACTAATGAATCATGCAAATATTAACAATCTTGTTTTGAATTTAGGTAGTGGTTCATATGCTGAAACAACAGATGGTGATTTTATTTCAGCATGGGATAAATTCACAGACAAAGACCAAACAGATGTTTCTTTGGTAATTACTGCTGATGCTGATGTAACAGTGCAACAATGGGTAATCGACAATATTGTAAATGTTCGTATGGATTGTATTGCATTTATTTCTCCACCTTCAAGTGCTGTTGTTCAACAAGCAGGCAGCGAAACAGACAATATTACAACATGGTACAATGATTTAGCTCGTTCGACCTCTTATGCAGTAGCAGATTCGGGTTGGAAATATATGTTCGACAAATACAACAATGTGTATCGTTGGGTACCACTAAACGGTGATATTGCTGGTGTTTGTGTTTACACAGACCAAACCCGTGATTCATGGTGGTCACCAGCTGGCTTTACCCGTGGTAATATTAAGAACGTTGTTAAGTTGGCATGGAGTCCATCACAAACATATAGAGATGCACTATATTCTATAGGCATTAATCCTGTTGTTTCTCTACCAGGACAAGGTGTTATTCTATATGGCGATAAGACACTGCAATCAAAACCATCAGCATTTGATAGAATCAATGTACGTAGATTGTTTATTCTGTTAGAAAAAGCCATCGCAAGAGCGGCTAAATATTCATTGTTTGAATTCAACGATGAATTTACACGTGCCCAGTTTGTTGCACTTGTAACTCCATTCTTGAGAGATATTCAGGGTCGCCGTGGTATCTATGACTTTAAAGTTGTTTGTGACACCACAAATAATACTGGACAAGTTATTGATAGTAATCGATTTGTTGGTGACATTTACGTTAAGCCTGCTCGTTCTATCAACTTTATCCAGTTGAATTTTGTTGCTGTAAGAACAGGTGTTGAATTTAACACAGTCGTTGGTCAAGCCTAATAAATAATTCAACGATAAAGGAGAAAAACAATGGCATTCAACGTATCAGAATTTAGAGCAAATATGATTGGTGACGGCGCACGTGCCAATCTATTTGATGTAAATTTAATCTTTCCGTTTGTTGCAGTCGGCTCCACTGCTGCATCATTAAAAACTACATTCATGGCGAAGTCTGCTCAATTACCAGGTTCAACAATTGGTACAGTTCCTTTGTACTATTTTGGACGTGAATTGAAGTTCGCAGGAAATAGAACTTTTGCAGACTGGACAATTACAATTATTAATGATGAAGATTTTGTTATTCGTCGTGCATTAGAAAGCTGGATGAATGCAATCAACGGACACTTCACTAACTTGCGTAACCCTATAGCAGATACTCCGTTAGGATATTCTACAGATGCTCTAGTTACTCAATATAGCAAAATTGGTATACCTATTAAACAGTATAACTTTGCAGGTTTGTTCCCAGTTGATTTGGCACCAATCGATTTAGATTGGGGTTCAAATGATTCAATTGAAGAATATACAGCGACTTTTGCATATCAGTACTGGACTACAGACGTTACAATTTAATATTATATACGATAGGGAGAGGACTTCGGTTCTCTCTCTTTTATGTTTACTTGATTTGAATTAGGAGAAAATCTTGGCTTTAAGTCTATTTGGTTTCCAAATATCTCGCAAAGAGACAGAAGATGCACAACAAGTGCAGCAGTCTTTTGCACCCCCAAATAATGATGATGGTGCATTAACCATATCATCAGCAGCATACTATGGTACATACGTTGACCTAGATGGTTCAGCAAAAAATGAGGTTGAGTTAATTTCTCGTTATAGAGAAATGGCAATGCAACCAGAAATTGAATCTGCTATTGATGATATCGTTAATGAAGCTATTGTACAAGATGACGATGGCAAATCAATTAAAATTGTTCTGGATGATTTAAGAACATCAGACAAAATTAAAGAATCCATTAGAAAAGAATTCGATATCGTTCTTCGCTTGCTCAATTATAATAATATGGGTCAAGATATCTTTCGCAGATATTACATTGATGGTAGATTATACTATCACCTTATTATTGACAGAGATAATCCAACACAAGGCATCAAAGAACTACGCTACATTGACCCACGTAAATTACGTAAAATACGTGAGATGAAGAAAAAGAAAGATGACCGTACTGGCGTTGAAGTTATGAATGTCATCAATGAGTACTACATCTATAACGACAAAGTAATTACTGGTTCTTCATCTAGTTTTGGTCCAGTAGGCATTCGTATTACTACAGACTCTATCATAAGTGTTGTTTCAGGACTGATGGACGCTCGTAGAGCGGTTGTTCTATCTTATCTACATAAAGCCATCAAACCGTTAAATCAATTGCGTATGATTGAAGATGCGACAGTTATTTACCGTATCTCTAGAGCACCAGAACGTAGAATTTTCTACATTGACGTAGGTAACTTACCTAAACTCAAAGCAGAACAGTATTTGCGGGACATCATGGTCAAGTACAAAAATAAACTTGTCTATGATGCAAACACTGGTGAAGTCAGAGATGACCGTAA